ATAATGATTTTGATATATTCAGAAGATCAACGACTGATAATATGATAGATCACGTAGACAAAGATAAATCGAATAATAGAATTGAAAATCTAAGGCTTGTGACAAATCAGCAGAATCAATTTAACACCAAAGCGAAAGGATATTACTTTAATAAACCCGCAAAAAAATGGTTGTCCAAAATCCAATTAAACGGAAAAAGGAAACATCTCGGTCTCTTCGAATCAGAAGAAGAAGCACGTGAAGCCTATTTGAAATCAAAAGAAATTTACCACAAAATCTAGTAAAAAACAACGCCATTCTGGTAAGAATGTCTCAAAATATTCATCTTATTTTTCCGAATGATTTCTGCTTCCATTTGGTTCTTTTTTAAAATCTCTGGTGAGATATTGTAGATAGATTTCCCTCGTGATTGATACGAGCCTCTGTTCGTAAGAGGAGGTGGTGTAGTGTCTGAGACTAAATTCATATCTGATTCGTTAATTAAATTTTTTGGAAGACCTGAAACCATATTTTGGTCCTTTGATTTAGATGCTGCGACAAGTTTTGACGCGGCAGAATAAGATGTTGGAAAATTCTTTTTCCTGAGTTCATTGAGATGCGTGAACGTATTCATATTTTATTATATACAAATAATAATAAAATTTTCTATAATAAAATATGATAGTACTTAAAACAAAGAAGAATATTAAGAGAGGTTCTGAAACTATATATCCAATCGCACAAATCATTGGAGGAAAGGACGATAAAAAATATTTGTATTTCGACGATGTGAAATTATCAATAGATGATCTCAAGCAAGATTTCGTAAAATCTTTGCAACTTTCTAAAGAGGAGAGAAAAATATTAGACGAATCGATTAGAGAAGGTTTGGAACCTGAGAATGAAGAACTTGTTGATAAATTTTATAAGATAGTAGAACAGATTGAAGAGCAAAAGAAGAAGGGTTTTGTTCTCAGATCCGGCGGCAAGTTGCAGCCGCTTCCAAATTTTAACCGTATAGAGAAAGTCTATATATCTGGAATTTCAGGTTCTGGTAAATCTACATTTGCTGCTAATTTTATAAAGGAGTATTTGAAGTTCAAAAAAAAGAATGAATTCTTCATAATATCAAACGTTCAAGAGGATGAAGTGTTGGATAAACTCAAACCGATTCGAATAGACCTTGAAGACGAGGATAGCCTCGCTGAAACTCGTGCAGATGATTTCTTTGACAGCATTGTATTATTCGACGATACAGACACTATATCAAATTCACTTGTCAGAAGGTTCGTTCAAAATCTTCGAGACACACTTCTTGAGGAAGGAAGACATTATAATGCGACAACCGTGGCTGTCTCTCACGTTCTCCAAAATTATGCGGCTACTAGAAAACTTTTGAATGAAGCGACGAGTGTCGTATTTTTTCCTGGATATGGCTCAAATACCCATAATTATAGATTTCTCAAAAATCACTGTATGTATTCTGATGATACTATAAGACGTTTATTAAATTTGAACTCAAGGTGGGTTGCTCTTTACAGAACTTCTCCAAATTTCGTTTTGTATGAAAAAGGTGTTTTTATGCTTTAATACCTACATACCTATGAACCTTCTGTATCGGACCTTAATCAACCTATGGAACAGGTTTCTAATATTAGAATATAGATTTTATAACTTGGATTAGTTATAAAAAACAACAAGTAAAAAATAAAATAATTTTAGAAAATAGAAATCCAGCGTGTAAAATCACGTATTTTATAATATGTAATGGAGTAAAAATAGGGGAGATGCGTTTCTTGTTATTTCTAAATTCTTTGAGTTTGAGTAAAAGCTTCATTTCTATTTATCAATATATTAACTATTTATCTTTTCATTTCTAACAAACATTAATTTAGCTGTAAAATATTCGTTTGGAAGAAGCCGATGCTGATAGTATTCTCCAGTTTGATATAGTATATAAATTTTGATATCAACCTTCCTCAGACTTTCATTAGAAACTAAATTTGTGTATCTGTAAACTGAAGGAAAGTATTGGTAATAACTTCCGTTCAAACCTTGTTCTGAAATAGGAACAAAATCTGTTAAGATCCTCTGGGTTTCATTTAATTGGGATGCTATATTTTCTGGAGATATTGGGATCGAATCTGTAAGAACGACGATATCAGAGAATTTATTCAAAGTAGATGTCGTATCAACTTCTGAGTAAATTTTAAAATAATCTTTAGAATTGAGAGTAACCTTGTTATCTATTTTATTATCAAAAATAGAAAGCTTTATAAAATCATTATGTAATATCAGATTTCCATCTGCCACAGGAAATTCTTGGAACCCAAAATTAAATAGCGTAGCCGAAAACGAAAGAGAAATATTGCTTAAATTCTCATCGAGATATTCAACTGGAGCGACAAGATACATTTTAGTAGCAGCATTTGTATCATACACAAAGAACGGCGCATCGTAGGTAATAGTATTATCTAAAATCAGTAAAGCAGCATGAGCTTGTTCCAAAGCCTTGTTTAATATTTCAATGTAGTGGTTGATATAGTAAATACCTCGTTCTATGTACGTTTCATACTTTTGTGTATATGTAAGATTTTGGGTAACTGAATTGGCTCCGTTGGTAAGTTTCACTTGAAATAGATTTGGGTCTTGTGGATAGATAAACAGAGGAAAATTTGCTGGAAGTTGAAAACGAATTACTGATAACTTATAATCGTTACACTTGTCTAAGATGGTATCAACACGAGTAGATGAATCTGCGGTTGGGATGACAACTCCAGAATCGATTGGATTAGATACTCTGAGATTATAATAGATATATTCCTGTGAATTTGATTCTTCTTTTACTTGTAAAAAACTATCAGTCATTTCTTTATTTTAGGAACTATATTTTATTAATTGTAATTTTTTATATGAGATGCGTTAGTTAAATGCTTTTGTGATTTTTTGTGTCTTGATAAATTACCCTTAGTCGTAGAAACTTTGCAAATATTACATTCTACTTTTTCTGATCGTTGTTCTTTAATCTTTTCTTTATTGTTTTCGTTATATTCTTTATGATAGTCTAATATTTTTTCTTTATTATGAACATAATATTCTTTACATTTTGCAGCTTTTTTTTCTTTATTATGAACATAATAGTCTTTATGATAGTCTAATATTTTTTCTTTATTATCAACATAATAGTCTTTATGATAGTCTAATATTTTTTCTTTATTATCAACATAATAGTCTTTCAAATACTCGCTTTTTGTATATTGTAATCTTATAGAAGTTTTACTATTTAAAAAAGGTTTCAATTTATCTATCCAAAATCTTTCTCTTCGTAATAAATCGTTCTTATTTTCTGCACTATACTCTTCTAATATAATTAAATCCCAGTTATCAAACCCCTCATTATTTCTGATAAAATCATACACTCGAAGATTATGCATTTTGTCATTTGGATTATTACATCTTTGTTTATGTTGATTTTTCCTTCTATAATGATTCAAAGTAGAACCTACATAAATATCAGATATAGAAGGATCTTTACAACATAACTTATAAATTTTTCCCTTCTCGTATTTATATTTTCCAAATGTACTATCTTGTTCGTTCATCTATTACTTCTTGTTAATTATTATTAACTGTTTAAATCTTTTTTAGAGATAATTATGAAAATCAACGGTTAAGACCGATACCCAAAAATCTGCGTCATAATGTGAATTTTTGTTTATGAAAGTATTGTATTCTGCATCATCCAAGTGAATATAATTAAGTCTTGTGACGCAGTGTCTACCACAAGTATTTATGTGATCTTTAAATTCTTGGTACTGTATTTTATTAACAATCAGATCATAGTTGCTTGATTGAATGAGATGTGTAAGATGTGGTACTATCTGACCATGCATGTGACGAATTTGGAAATCCGCCAATTTAATCTCCTCGTCGATATCGTATGCATAGGGATCAAAAAAGTAGAGAGAACCATTTTTGTATCTGTTGGTTAACATGCAAAAATGCCCAGAGTTCTCTTCTTTTTGGTACAAAATGATAACACTCCCTTGGACGTCTAAGATTTCATCGATAGACGAAATAAACATTAGGTCACTATACTTTATTATTCTGCATCTATGGTCTGTTAACTCTAATACATCTTCTCCAGAAAGATAGATATCTTCAGAATCTTGTACTATCTGTTGTAGTTTCATATTTTATTATTAGAATTATAATAAAAATTTAATTATAAGTTAAAGAACAATTTTTGATTGCTCTTTAAGCCATTTTAGAAAAAAGAAAATAAAAAAATATTTTTTTTCTTGATTATTATAAATATAAAAAATGTCAAATCAAACATGCAGATTATGTAAAAAGGAAAAGGAAGAGCAACAATTTCAGAAAAATGGACGTACGTTAAAATCGTGTGAAGATTGTCGCTTGGTTGTTCGTGAGGCTAAGTTTCTTAAAAAGCAAAAGAAAAGCGATGATTCTGGATCGAGTTCAGATGATAATACTACTGAGCCTGTAGAAGAGACTGTAGAAGAGCCTGTAGAAGAGGTAGGAGTGGAAGAAACTAAGGAAGAGCCTGTAGAAGAACCCGTTCCAGATGTCCAAGAACCCGTTCCAGAACCTGTCCAAGAACCCGTCCAAGAACCTGTCCAAGAACTCGTTCCAGAACCCGTTCCAGATGTCCCAGATGTAGAGGAAAATGAAGTAGAAGAGGAGGTTTTTGTAAAGGTGAATAAACCTACTAAAACAGTGCTAAGAAAAACAAAGACTGTCGTGGTAAAAGAGAAAAATCTTCCAACAACGAAACGAACCAAAAAGCCAAGAGCGAAGAAAGAGTAAAAAAATTAATCTATATTACTTCCAATCTAAGAAAAAATAAAATAAAAAAATAAAATAATTCTTATAAGAAATTAATAAAATGAGTTTAAATCCAGTTGTAGTAATGGACCCACGCATTCATGTGGTGGGCGATACAGAACAATCACATATTATCCATCGGGGAGCCCAACGTACCACCCACTACGTTCAGACGGCTGATTCCTACCAGACAGGAGTCGCTCCTACCCAAAGTTCGTGGAGCATCTCTCCTCCTTCTAACCAAACAATTGTAGATCGTTATATTCGTGTTCGTCATTATGTTGAATTTGAATCAGCAAATGCTGCTATCGATCTTGGGATCAATTCTGGCTTTCG